TTAGTGTGTTTCACTCCAGTTATCTCCTACATTATAGTCCCCATCTAAGGGACAGTTAAGTTCTAAAGACTCACCAGCCGCAACAATCGCCGCGACTCCTAGCTTACCGATCTCTTCTGCTATAGATTCGTGAGCCTCGACTTGCCACTCGTCATGGACGTTAGCTACAAAACGTGCATCTAGTCCTTTCTCTTTGATCCAACCGTCGAAGATAACTAAAGCCTCTTTAAGAACAATAGCTCCGTCGCCTTGGAGTTTAGTATTAAGAGAAGAGTGTGCGGATCGTACATAGATCTTACGACCGTCTAGCCCTTTAATGAATCCCTTTGAAGCTTCTCTTGATACTCGATCTTTAAACTTCTTAAATGGTGGGAGACTATCAAAGAAACGTCGTTTAAGTTCTTTTCCTGCCGCTCTACCTCGGTTAACCACTGACCCAATTTTTGCATCTCCGGCTCCGTATAAGAGCGCATAGATGAAAGTTTTAGCCTGATTTCTTGATTCAAGTCCTGCAAACTTTTGATTAGCGGTGTGTATGTCTCCGTTAAGGATTTCATTTATATACCCCTTGTCGTTCATGTGGTGAGCTAACATGCGTAGCTCTAACTGTGAAGCGTCGATACCTACTAGCTTATAACCTTTAGGCACTGTCCAACAACTGCGGAACTCTTTGCCATAAGGCGCACTACAGCTAGGCACCTGCGCCATGTTAGGATGCGAGTGAGTCATGCGTCCGGTTACTGCCCCATTAGGGTTAACATACCCATGCACTCGTCCGTCCTCTTCGACCTCTTTAATCCAAGAGTTTACCTGAGCTAAACGCTTCTGTAACATTAAGTACTCAGCTATAAGCGTAGCTTGTGGTATACCTCTAACACCTTTTAAGGTTCCTTCATCAACGATAGGCTGTCCAGTAGGCGTGAACTTCTTAGGCTTCCAGCCGTAAGATATCAGATACTTCCCGATCTGTTGTCGCGACCCTAAGTTAAACTCCGTATAAGTCCGACGACAGATAGGACCACCAGTAGATACAAGCTCCCCAAGCTCTAAGTCTGTAAGGCGCGTACTCTTTCCTGTCTCTGGAATAAACCCCATCTTAGAAGTCTCGCCGTTCTTTAAATACTTAGCCTCTATCACGGTAGTCTCAACCATCGGCTTGAACTCTTCGCGCACACGCTCTTCAAGCTCTCCTAGCTTTTGGCTTATCTCTGCGCTCAGACGCATTGCAAGCTCTTCGTCCAAAAGAAAACCAGTGCGTACTTGTTGGTTGATGATCTTATAGACTTCGTGCTCCAAGCGGATAGACTTGGCCGAGAACCCTCGCGCCTCTGCGACAAGCGAGTGATATACGCGAGTGTTTAATGAGACATCCTGAGCACAGTAATCTAACATCTCAGGCGAGTAATTGTCCCATACTTCAGGACCTTGTTGGCCGAAGTCCCCCTTGGCAAAGTTAAGCCTGTAGCCCCAAGACTCAAGACTGTGGCCTCCTTCGCGCTGAGGATTAAACAGGCGACTAAGAACTAAAGTATCTACTAGCTTAATAGCGCTAAGGTCTACCCCTGCTACATCTCGCACTGCCGGTATGTCGTAGCCTATGATGTTGTGGCCGATAAGTTTAGTCGCGCCCTTCAAGAACTCAAAGCCCTCTTCAATGTTAGAGGGATCAAAGCGCTTAACGGCCTTTGTGTCTACGTCCTCGGCCACAGCGCAATGAATCTTAGTAGGCTTCAGGCCGTCGCCCTCAATATCAAAACATATGTTACTCATTATAGCTCGCCTCTCGCTTCGTAATCATCCACTTCATTTAGGCGACCAGTCGTGCTATCGTACTTCAAATAACCGGCCACCCCTGTCTCGCCGCTGTAGCGATTCTTCAAGACTCTAACGACTGTCATGTTCTGTTCCTCTGGATCTTCAGCCTGTCGATTACCCTCAAGACCAATAGCTATGTTGCTAAGTTGCGCGATAGCATTAGAGCCTCTAAGGTCTCCTAAGCGCACACGGCCTCCTTCTTCGTGTGGATCGCGCCCACTACCTGTCTTGCTCAAGTGAGATATAGCAATAAGACTGATGCCTGTCTCAACTACAAAGGACGTAAGAGTGTGCATAACCTCGTCAATCGCCTCGCGCTCTGTGCCTCTGCCGCTCTGAGCCATGCCTACCAAGATGCTGATATGGTCCAAAACTATAACGCCGCAGTCCTCGGCCTTCGCCATATACCGCATACGGTTAAGCACTGAGTCCACACCTTGGCGTCCTGTATGCTTCATAAACAAGAAGCGGCCTGATTCTAGGATATCATCAAAGGCTTTACCCTTTTCTTCGGCGGTTATAGAATCAGCAAGCTTAGGTTTCCGCGTAATGTTGAGCGGATCTTTAAGTATATACTTAACCATCTGATCCTTGGTCGGGAGATGCAGAGGCTTGTTAGCCGATAAAGACATCAAACTCAGAGCCGCTGTAGGTACAGATTCTTCAAGCGATAACACTCCTATCTTCTCGGAAGTGTTACGATATATCTCCTCTTGAATCTGCTTCACTACAGTAGACTTCCCTATACCTGTCCCTGCCGTAAGCGTTATCAGTTCCCCTTTACGTAGACCGTAGGCCATGAGGTTCAAACAGTCCCAAGGGTAGCTACAGAACGGAAGTTCAATATCCGCCATAACTTCATCGCGCAAAGTATTACTGAACACAATAGAATCGGGCACGTACTTCTCGGCTTTCCACCAACTATCAATAAAGACTGATTGCTTGTTAGCCTTTAAATAATCACAGGCATCGTTGAACCCTGAAGGGTGTTTAACTATCAGAGACTTGCCGCCGAAGAGATCCGCAACTTCTAAAGCCGCCTTACGGCCTGCATCGTCTTCGTCAAAACAAATCACTACTGTCTCAAAGCTGTCGATCCAATCAAAGGATCTTTTGCAGTCTTTAAGCGCACAGCTACTAGACCGGACGCTGACTACTGGGTACTTGCTTCCTTGCATCTGGTGAGCGGCTAAAGCATCTAACTCTCCTTCCGTAATGGTCAAGTACTTGCCGCCTTTCGGGAACAAGTTCTGCCCGAAAAGGTCTGTCTTAGTTGCCTCGCCTATCCAGTAGAAATCCTTCTCTAACACCTTACGTATCTTGGTGCTTTCCAGACTACCTCCATTGTAGTATGGGTAGTAGTGCCGATCAATGTTACCGTTAAAATCTGTAGAGACTTCTACGCCATACTTCTTAGCAGTCTCTTTAAAAATGCCCCGATCACTCAGGGCACTAAAGGTCTTATTGTTGTTGTTGTTGTTACTGTCAGTTTTATTACTCATTGGTGTTGGCTTCCGCTTTTTAGTCTGTACTTCCGCTGTACTATAGTTATCAAAACGAGTATGGCAACTAAAGCAAAACGCGCTCCCGTCCTCGTTTAGCCCTACTGGATCGGAACCTCCGCAAGCAGGGCAAGGTAGCTTAGTCTGTACAAAAGCCATAACGATTAATCCTTCTTAGCCTTCTTTGATTTAGGTTTAGATTTAGTTTCTTTTTCTTTTTCTTTGGCAGGAGGCTCTAAAGCTTCTTCAAGTGCCGCTTCAGAAAGATGCTCCTGCATCCCTTGACGTAAAGTAATAAGAGCCGCATTAGCTAATGTAGCCTCTGTGTCGGCGTTCTGCTTTTTTTCTTGAGCTAAAGCTAAGAGCCTGAACATCGCTTGGCCTGCGGGTGATAGTTTACTAACGTCATACTGCTTGCCGTCTACTGTATAAGTACCGTTCATTAGAGTTCATCCTCAAAGTCTTCGGAGTCTGACTCGTCTTCAAACTCAGCGCCGTCCTGCACTCCGGCATGAATTAGATCCAAAACCTGAACGCCTTTAAGATCCAAACCTTTAAACTCTTTGCCCTTGTAGACTGTATCCCACTCGTCGTACTGAACACGAACCGTAGAGCCGTTACCGACTGCAACGTCTAAAGGATTCTTAGCTTTGTCTAAAAGAACCGGAACCTTGTTAGGCTGTCCGTTTTTCTTTAGGACTTTACGCCTTATGATTAAGGCCGGACCCTCCTCCATCTGTTTGACTGTGAAGCCGCGAGACTCGAAATCATCTGCGACCTCTTGAGGAACCACCAGATTGATCGTGTACTGGGGTTCATAGTTTGTGTTAGGTACTGTAATGCTTGCCCAGTACGCTGTTCCTTTTACTACTGCCATAGGTTAATACCTCTTAGTTGTTAATGTTAATGTTGATGTTGTTAAAACTGGGCGGATTATAACACATTTAATACTCTATGTCAAGCCCCTGCCGCCAAATTATAAACATCCCAAGTAAAGATAATATCATGTTTGTCGTATCCCCATCGTTAACAGCGCCAATAAGGAAAAGTAGAAAACAAATCTGGTATAATATAATAACTAAAAGTTTCATCACTCACCTC